CCAAAGGATTCTTTTAGTGAAGAGAATGATTATTGGGATACGATGATTGCTCTCAAGAAGTTAAATTCAGATGATATCGCAAGAGTTGTTAGAAAAATATCTTGGTCATCAGGTACAACATATGAAATGTATCGAGATGATTATTCTCGATCTAACTTGTCTCCACAAACTAGTTCTACTAATTTGTATGACACAAATTACTATGTAATGAACTCAAATTTCAGAGTTTATATTTGTCTACAAAATGGAACAAATCCAGAGAACACATCTGGAAGACCATCTCTTGATGAACCATTATTCACAGACCTAGAACCAAGATCTGCTGGTGCATCTGGAGACGGATACATTTGGAAATATCTTTTTACGATTGATCCTAATAGTATTATCAAGTTTGATTCAACAAGTTTCATACCTTTACCACAAAATTGGAGTACAAGAAATGATACTGCTGCAGTTAGAAATAATGCTTCAACTAGTGGACAATTAAAAATTGTCACAATCACAAATCGTGGTGTTGGTTATGGAACTGCTGCAACTTATAACAATGTTCCAATTAACGGAGATGGAAGTGGTGGTAGATGTTCTGTTACTGTAAACGCTGCTGGTAAAATTGATTCTGTTGAAATAACTAATGGTGGTTCTAATTACACTTTTGGTTCTGTTGGACTAAGTGATGTTGGAGTGACTAATCCATCAGGATCCACTGATGCTGGATTTAATGTAATCATCCCACCGCAAGATGGTCATGGTGCAGATATTTACAGAGAACTTGGTGCAAATCGTGTTTTAATATATTCTCGTTTAGAAAACGATGCATCAAACCCAGATTTTATCACAGGAAATCAATTCTCTCGTGTGGGACTTTGTAGAGATCCTCTTGCATTTGGATCAGAGAATAAGTTAACCTTGCAAAAAGCGAGTGCTGTTTATGCACTAAAACTAACTGGTGCTGGATCAACAACCACAACATTTACAGCTGATTCTGAGGTTACTCAGGAAATTGGTATTGGGTCAACAGCTGTTGGTAGAGTTATTAATTATGATGCAAATACAGGAGTTCTAAAATATTGGCAAGATCGAAGACTTGCAATATCAACTGATGGAACTGCACCTACATATGGATATGAATTGTTTAGATTTAACGCTGACCCTGCAACTGGAGCAGGAACAACCATATTCGGTGGAACAAATAATCTAAATATAGATACTAATTTCGGAACTTCTTCACAGCCTGGTCTTTCTACCTCAATAAATAGTAGGACTTTCAATTTAGGAATGAGTTTCGTGAAAGGTGTTGCTAACCCAGAGGTGAAAAAATATAGCGGTGATATCATTTACGTTGATAATAGAGCTGCTGTTACTCGCAGTTCACAGCAGAAAGAAGACATCAAGATCGTACTGGAATTTTAAAGAATCATGCCACAAGAAACCAATCTAAACGTCAATCCTTATTTTGACGATTTTGATAAAAATAAAAATTTTTATAAAGTTCTTTTTAAACCAGGCTCTCCTGTTCAGGCAAGAGAATTAAGCACTTTACAATCGATTTTACAAAATCAGATTGAACAGTTTGGTACTCACTTTTTTAAAGAGGGATCTAAGGTAATTCCAGGCAACCTAACGTTTGATGGTAATGCTACTTGTGTTCAAATCAATGATTCATTTCTAGGTATTCCAGTTTCTTTATACCTAAATCAACTCATTGGATTAAGAATTACTGGTAGTACATCTGGTGTAACTGCTACCATCAAAAAAGTTCTTTCAAAAGAAGATTCTGAAAGAAGAAATGTAACACTTTATATTAAATACGAACAATCTGGTAGCGATTTTGTTCAAGACGTGTTTAGTGATGGTGAAAATTTAGTTGCAAATAAAGATATAGTTTATGGTGCAAGTGTGATTGCTGCAAATGAACCGTTTGCAAACACAATATCTTTTGGTGCAAGCACCATTGGTTCAACAATGTCTATTGGAGAAGGTGTATATTTTGTTCGTGGAACATTTGCTCAAGTACAAAATGAAACTTTAATATTAGATCAATATAATAACTCTCCATCGGCTAGAATAGGATTCGATGTTCAAGAAGATTTCATCACTGCTGATGAAGACCCATCTTTGAATGATAACGCTTCAGGGTTCACAAACTTCGCTGCTCCTGGCGCAGATAGACTTAAAATCAAAATTAGTCTTATAAAGAAAAATTTAGATGATACAAATGATCAGAATTTTATAGAAATCGCTCGTGTAAACAACGGCGAAATGCAAAAGTTTGTAAAAGATACTCAATATAATTTAATTAATGACACTTTAGCTAAAAGAACTTTTGATGAGTCTGGAGATTATTACATTAAACCTTTTGAAGTATTTGCAAAAGAATCATTAAATGATCAAGTTGGAAATAAAGGAATATATACATCAGAACAAAAAACACAATCAGGACAGATACCATCAGATGATCTGATGGTGGTTCAAATATCGCCTGGAAAAGCATATGTAAAGGGATACGCAATTGATAAAATATCTACTAATTTTATAGATGTTACAAAACCAAGAACAACAAAAACAATTGAACAAGAGGCAGTAACTTATCAAACAGGTGATCCTTTATTTGTTAATAATATTTTTGGATCTCCAAGTTTAGGAATTGGAACAACTGCAACAATATCTTTATTAGATAGAAGAAGAGGTAATGGTGGTAGTGAAATAGGACTTGCAAGACTTTATGATTTTAAAGCTCAATCTGGTAGTTTTGTAAATGAAACAACACTTTATGAGACAAGAATTTTTGATATTAAAACATTTACAAACGTTAAAGTTGGAACAGCGATCACATCTTTAGCAGTTTCAGATCATATTGAGGGTGCAAGAAGCGGAGCAACAGGATTTGTTAAATCAGCAGGAACTAACGTTACTGATTTTAGTTTGATTGATGTAAAAGGAAAGTTTTTAAAAGATGAATCAATTAAGATTAATGGTGTTCAAAATGGAAGAGTTATTACTAAAGTTGACGCTTTTGGATTTAATGATGTAAAATCTTTAAAGAGCGCTGTTGGAGTTTCAACATTTGAGGCAGATGTTTTACTTGACAATGGAGTTAAACTTACAAATTTTGTTTCTGGAAATTTAAGATTAAGTAATACTAGTGGAAATACAGGAATTATAACCGCTGCAGGGAAAAACTTTGCTGGTATCATTACATCAAATAATATCGTAAGTTACACAGTTCCTGGCGAAACTATTCCTAGATTTAATCGAATTACTGGAGTATCAACAGACGGAAATGAAATTAATATTTCAGGTATTACGTCTGTTCCTGGCGTTTGTAATGGAGGTGTTTCTGATGGTTTAATTTCTGGATCAATAGATGTTAATGATCTTATTCTTCGTGGAGCAACATTTACATTATCTGCAAATAGTTTAGTTACACCAGTAAGTCGTGTAAATATTGAAAGTTTAGATGTAACCAATACAACAATTCAATTAAGAAAACAATATTCAGATATCACAGTAGCTGATAGTCAATTTACATCTCCTAATGCTGGTACAGATTTATTTTTCCAACCATTTGATGAGGAAAGATATTTTATATCATATGATGATGGATCTATTGAACCATTGAAACAAAGTCAAGTAGAAATATCAGCTGATAAAAAGACAGTTACATTTGTTGCATTGAGTAAATCAACAGGAAAGGCAAATTTATTTGCAACTGTTCTTAAATCAAAAATTAAAAATAAACTCAAAAAATTAAATGATTCAAATGTATTAGTTGTCAGTGGATCAACTTTATCTGCTTCTGGAATCGGAACGAATAGTTTAAATGATGGATTAACAACAAGTTCTATATTCGGAACTAGAGTTCAGGATAGTAAAATATCTTTAAATGTTTCAGATGCATGTCAGTTATTAGCAGTTATTGAATCTAATGATGCTGGAGATCCTGATTTACCAACGGTTACTTTAACAACATACAGTGGCCCAAGTGGAAATAATGCTGATTTGGTCGTTGGTGAAAAAATTACTGGATCACAGAGTAATGCAGTTGCAATAGTTGTTGAAAAACCAAATACAACAACATTAGGTGTAGTTTACTTAAATCAGAGTAGATTTAACATTGGTGAAAGAATTTCTACAGAGAAATCAGGTATCACTGCTCTTGTAACATCCACTACAGAGGGTGATCGTAATATCACTGATCAATATGTTTTAGATCCAAATATTAAACCAACATACTATGATTTCTCATTTATAACAAGGAAAAAAGATTTTGAAGAGCCAACAAATAGACTTAAAGTTGTATTTAAAAACTTCTTTGTAACATCGGATGACACTGGAGATTTCTATAATGCATCAAGTTATCCAGCAGGCACTCAAAATTTAATACCATCAAATAGACAATATCAAAGATCAAATGCTGATTTAATTGATATTCGTCCTAGAGTTAATACTTATGACACCTCATCAACTATATCACCTTTTGATTTTAGATCAAGATCCTTTGCAGAACAATCAAATAATATTCCAGATCCTTTAGTTCCAGAAGAAAACTTGATTGTTAATTACAATTATTTCCTACCAAGAAGGGATAAGTTATTCTTAGATAAATCTGGTGAATTTGTATATCTAGAAGGTGTTCCAGCTGATGATCCAAAATTCCCACAAGCGATTGATGATTCGATAGAAGTTGCAAAATTATCATTACCTGCTTTTGTAAAGAAAGCTCAAGATGTTAAAATTGTAAGAACGAATTATAAACGTTTTACAATGTCAGATATTGGAAGACTTGAGAAGAGACTTGAAAACGTTGAATATTATACTCGACTATCACTCTTAGAAAGTGATACCGCAAACTTGCAAGTTGTTGATTCAAACGGTTTAAATCGATTTAAATCAGGATTTTTCGTAGATAACTTTAAAAAACACGATTCTCATCAGATCGGACATCCAGATTTCTCAGCAAGTACAGATGCAAAAAATGGATACCTAAGGCCTGGGCATTATACAACTTGTTTAGACATGGTTGTTGGATCTAGAGCATTTATAGGTCTTGGACAAACTGCAAATCCAACTTTAGATCTAAATCACTTAAATGATATTGATGGTCAGAATATTCAAAAAACAGGTAGACTTTTAACCTTAAAATATACAGAGGAAGAATATATTAAACAAATATATGCCTCAAGAGGTGAAAATGTTAACCCATATCTAATAATTTTCTATCATGGAAATATTTCTTTAAATCCTGATTCTGATACTTGGACTGATACTAAAAGATTAGATGCAAGAATAGAGGAGAGAACAGATGAATATGATGCTGCGGTTGCTAGACTAGGCGTTAATACTCAAACTGGATTTAGTGAAGTTGATTGGGGTGCTTGGGAAACTGATTGGGTGTCTGAAACTGTTGAAAACACATGGGAAGAAGAATCAACAAGAAATTTAGGAAATGTTGCTCAAGATCAAATACCTCAAGCTGCAAGTAATAATATTACCCAACAAACAGTTAGAGTTCCTAATGGACTAGGAGGATTAAACGCTGGAGTTGTAAGTAACGGACGATGGGTAGAAAGAGGTAGTGTTGTTGAAGGTGTACAGTTAACAACCGCACAAAGATTTGAAGATGTTGTTCAAACTTCATCTAGATCTAGAGAGGGAATCCAATTCAAAGTGACTCCAAGAATGACCAGACAGTCAATGGGAGATAGAGTTGTTAGTCGTGATATTATTCCTTTCATGAGAGAAAGAAATATCGAATTCTTTACAACTCGAATGAAACCAAGAACTCGTTTTTACGTTTTCTTTGATAATGTTGATGTCACTCAATTCTGCACACCAAAACTTCTTGAAGTTAGAATGATTCGAGGTGCTTTTGCAACAGGTGAAACAATCAGGAATGAATCAAATGCATTTAGATGTAGACTCGCTGCACCAGATCATGTGCAAGGCCCATATGACGCACCAACAAAAACTTTATCAACCAATCCATATCTTCCAGATGCTGGAATTTCATCGGAATATTCCACGTCCACAACTCTTTTAAATCTTGATACATTTAGTCTTGCTTCACAAGTTCAAGGTGAATTTCAAGGTGGTATTGGTGGTAATGTTGGATTAAAAATATTTGGTTCAACAAGTGGTGCAGAAGCAGAGGTAACAGACGTTAGATTAATATCTGACAATTTAGGTCAGTTAGTGGGAATTCTTTCAATTCCAGATCCAAATATAGATGCTCTTCCAAGATTTGAAACTGGAACTAAAACAATTAGATTAACTACAAGTCCAACAAACTCAACACTTGCTGGAACTGTTACAGGTTCTGCTGAAACAAACTTTGCTTCTGCTGGTGAATTAGAGACTCATCAGGAAACGATTGTTAGTTCTAGAGTTCCTGTAATTGAAAGAGTATCTGCTTTTGAACAAAGAAATATTAATGATAGGATTACAAGACAGGTTGGCCCACCAAGAAACGTTTCTGTGGCTGGTGTGACCGTAAACGTTGAGGAGTTACCACCTCCACCTCCAACAATTATTAATAATATTACCAACGTAACTAATGAAGTCACTAATGAGATCACTCAGATTACCGAAGTAACTAATGTTCAAAATGTTACCAATGTTACCAATGTTACCAACGTAACTGAAGAGATAACAAATATAACCAATGTTGAAAACACAGTGAGGGGTATGAATAGAAGACAACTTCGTCAGTGGCTTGATCCTGTAGCTCAGACTTTCCTTGTGGAAAATACTACTGGTGTCTTTATTACATCGGTTGACTGTTTCTTCCTAGCAAAGGATGATGTGTTACCAGTAACATTACAAATCAGAACTACTAACACTGGTTTACCAACTCAAGAAATACTTCCATTTAGTGTGGTGGTAAGAAATCCAGATGAAGTTAATGTGTCAGAGGATGCATCTGCTGCAACTAGATTTACATTTGATTCTCCTGTATATCTAAATGGAGAAACATCATATGCTCTTGTTCTCATAAGTGCTTCAGAAAATTATCAAGTTTGGATATCCAGAATGGGTGAGATTGATATATCAACTGCTAATTTACCAGATGATGAACAAGTTATAATCAGTCAGCAACCATACTTAGGTTCATTATTCAAGTCACAGAACGGTGCAACTTGGGATGCAAGTCAATTTGAAGATTTGAAATTTACAATCAATAAGGCAAGATTTAATGTCTTCCCAGGCGTAGGTAGATTCTATAGCCCACAATTGGCTGAGGGTAATAGTCAAATAATCAAGTTACCACCAAATCCAATCAAAACTTTATCTAGAAAAGCAATTGTTGGATTAGGAACACCGATATCAAACACTTTAACTGCTGGATTAGTTCCTGGCGTTACAATTAGTCAGTTTGATAATCTAAACGCATCTGCAACTCTCATTAGCACTGCTGGTATTGCAACTATTAATGGATCTAATGATGTTACAATTATTAATCCTGGCATTGGATATACACCTTCTAATGGAGTTCTTACATATTCAGACATTCCAATGGTCACTCAAACTGGAGAGGGGACTGGAATCATTGGTGATGTAACTGTGAACAATGGTGAAATTGGTGTTGTTACCTTTACAAATGGCGGAAAGAATTATGCTGTCGGTGACACTTTAGGAATTGGAACACTAGGTCTTGGAAATGGAAGTGGGGCTGTTCTTTCTGTTGGATTAATTACTTCAACAAATAGTATAGTAATTGATAACATTCAAGGATCATTTGTTACTGGTATTGGAACAATAGGATTTAACAACGGATCAACAGTTATTGGAATTGATGGAAAAACTGTTGGAAGTGGATCCACAATATCATCATTTGAAGTAGATTCTACAAACGATGGTTTACATTTCAAAGTTGATCATCGTGCTCATGGAATGCATGCTTTTAATAATTTGGTTGTAATTTCAGATGTAGATTCTGACGTTCCATCAACTAAATTGACAGCGGATTATGACTTTGATTCATCAGCTGATATTCCTGTTGTTGCATCATCTAACTTTGCAACATTTGAGGGAGTTGGAGTTGGAACAACAAACTATGGTTACGCAATTCTTGGTAATGAAATTATATCTTATACAGGAGTTGCAGACGGATCAATCACAGGTATCACAACTAGAGGTATTGACAGTACATTAAAGATAAGTCATTCGTCTGGTGATGTTATTAAAAAATATGAGTTTGCTGGAGTTTCTCTTAGAAGAATCAATAAAACTCATGATATGAATAGTCCTTCATCAACAGTTCCAAATAGTAAAGATTTAGATTTCTATCATATTAAGGTAGATATGGATAGTGATGGAGCTGATAGAAATAGTGGTTCTCTTCCAGACAGATTCTTCTCATCAACAAAACGTGGTGGTGGAACAAATGCAAAAGCATCTCAAAATGTTCAGTTTGAAACTTTAACACCTAATATTCAAACAGTTACTCCTACTGGAACATCAGTCGCAGCTAGAGTCAGAACAATTTCTGCCACAAGTATTGGTGGTGAGGAATCATCATTTGTTGATCAAGGATTCCAATCAATTGCAATTAGTGGTCAGAATCATTTTGAAACTCCTCGAATGATTGCCTCTAAGGTTAATGAAGATGCAAAATTATCTGAATTGCCAGGCAACAAGTCAATGACACTAGAGATCTTGTTTGGAACTGGAAGTTTAGATGTTTCACCTGTTGTTGATTTAGATAGAGTTGCTATGGTATTAACCTCAAATAGACTTAACAATCCAGTATCTAACTTTGCAACAGATTCTAGAGTTAATCGCACAACTCAAGATCCTTGTGCATCAACATATGTTTCTAAGATGATTCAGTTAGAGAATCCAGCAACAAGTCTTAAAGTTGAATTTTCTTCTTACAGAAGAGACAGTGCGGACATTCGAGTATTATTTAAAGTTCTTTCTCAAGGTGCTACAGAAAATAGTATGGAGAAAGACTTTGAACTCTTCCCTGGCTTTGACAATATTGATCAGAATGGTGACATAATTAATGTTTCCAATAACAGTGGAAGATCTGATGATCCAGTTCCACCTTCATCTGGTTTAGAATTTAAAGATTATGTATTCACATCTAGAGAATTACCTCCATTTACTGCGTTCCAAATTAAGATAGATATGGTTGGAACCAATCAGGCACAACCACAATTTATTAAGGAACTTAGAGCAATCGCATTAGCCTAATGAGTAATCACATTCCAGTTGAGGGTAGATATGGTCTCTATAGAGATTCAGAGTCTACCGCTATTGTTAACAAAGATAAAAAGGCTTATCTTGCGTACATGGAGCGCAAAAAAGCAACTCAAAATAAAAATGATGAGTTAAACAAAATGAAAGAAGATCTCGATAATGTCAAAGGTGAATTAGGAGAAATTAAAGGTCTTTTATCTACTCTCGTCCAAAAACTAAATAATTAGAAAAATGGCACAACAGGTAATCACATTTGATCCAGATGTTGCTGTTCCAATGGGTGTAAATCTTACCATATTTTCTGGTGCTGATTTTAACACTACTTTCACGATTAGAACTTCTGCTGGTTCAAGTATAGATTTTTCTAACTATACTGGAACAAGTAATATGAAGAAGTCTGCAATTGGAACTGCAAATACTTTTGGCGTGACACTTGGAGACACTGATGGTAAGGTTACTCTATCAATGGGTTCAACTGTAACTAGAGGTTTATCTGAGGGTAGATATCTATATGATGTTAATGTAAGTTCTGGTTCTACTTTCTTTAAAATTATAGAGGGTAATGTGCTTGTTAGAACAGGTATTTCAACTTAGAGGTGAAGAATGGCCCAACCAAGTTCGAGAGAAGGTTTAATAGATTACGCAAAGAGACAGCTTGGATTTCCTGTCTTAGAAATTAATGTCGCAGATGAACAGTTTCAAGATCTATTAGATGATGCGATTCAAGTGTATCAAGAGAGACATTACGATGGTATCGTAAGAATGTACTTGAAATATAAAATTACGCAAGAGGATATTGACAGAGGAGAAGCAAGAGGAGGAGAAAAAAGTGCTGGAATTACAACAACAACTGGAACATCAACAGTAGGATTAACTACAAGTTTTAATTTTGAAGAGAATCAAAACTACTTACAAATGCCTCCATCTGTAATTGGAGTGAATCAGATTTTCAAAATTAGATCAGACACTGTTTATGATGGTCTATTTAATATTAAGTATCAATTATTTTTAAATGATTTGTATCAGTTTGGATCGATTGATCTTCTTCAGTATTCAATGGTTCAAACTTATCTTGAGGACATTACTTTCTTATTAAATCCAGATATGAAGTTTAGATTTAATATTCGTCAAGATAGATTATATATTGATACAGATTTTAAGACTATTAATGTTGGCGATCATTTTGTAATTGATTGCTTCCGAATCTTAGATCCAAATGATTTCACTCAAGTTTATAATGATCAGTTTTTAAAGAGATATTTTACTGCGTTATGTAAAAAACAATGGGGACAGAACTTAATTAAGTTTCAAGGTGTTCAATTACCTGGCGGTATTCAATTAAATGGTCGTCAGATATATGATGATGGTGTAAAAGAGTTGGATGAAATTAGAGCTAAGATGTCAAGTGATTATGAAATGCCCCCACTTGACATGATTGGATAATGTTAAATCCGTTTTTTCTACAGGGTTCTCAGGGAGAACAAGGTTTAGTACAAGACTTAATTAATGAACAATTAAGGATGTACGGACTTGAGTGCCATTATATTCCTCGTAAATTGATGACATCAAGGACAATCATGAGAGAGGTGACTGAATCAAGATTTGATCAGGCATTTCCTCTTGAGGCATATTTGATGAATGTTGATGGTTATGCTGGACAAGGGGATATACTTTCCAAGTTTGGTGTTCGAGTTACAACTGAAGCTACATTTGTTATTTCCAGAGAAAGATTTGAAGAATCTGTTGCACCATTTTTAGAACAACAAGAGGATGACTATGAAATATCAAATCGTCCAAGAGAAGGAGATTTATTATTTTCACCATTAGGAAGTAAATTATTTGAAATCAAATATGTTGAATTTGAAAAACCAAACTATCAATTAAGAAAAAATTATACATATCAACTTACATGTGAAGTATTTGAATATGAGGATGAGGTTATTGATACAAATGTTGAGAAGATTGACAGAGTTGTTCAAACAGATGGATATTCTGCAAGACTAATATTATCAGGTATTGGTAGCACTGCAATTGCAAACACAACTCTTAACTTTGGTGCTGTTCAACAGATATTCCTACAAAATGATGGATATGGATATGTAGCTGCACCTACCGTTTCGATCAGCACATCACCTGGCGTGGATGCAACCGCTGTCGCAATCATGACATCTCGATCTGGTATCGGAACTGCAAAATCTATTGATAAAATTCTTTTAATCAATCCTGGCAGTGGATACATCGGAATACCCACTGTAACCGTGCCAGGCACTGGTATAGCAACCGCTGGCATCACTTCTCTAGGTTCTGTAGGTATTGTTACAATTACATCTGGTGGATCAGGTTATACAACAACTCCAAATGTATCAATTTCTACTGCGCCATCGGGAGGAACTGACGCAACTGCTGAGGCAGTGATGGTTGGTGGAACAATTAGTGCGATTAGAATTAGTAACGCTGGTAGTGGATATACCACCGCACCAACAATTACAATAGGGGCTGCAACATCGATTGGAGATGGTAATTATGTCTTCAACGAAATTGTTCAAGTATCTTCAGATTCTTCAGAAACTGCAAGAGTCAAAGTATGGGATTCTAGCTCTAGGACTCTTGATATTAGCATGTTAACCAAGACGGAATTTCAAGTTGGTGAGAAAATTAAAGGTCTTGAATCTGGTGCAGAATATACAATTCTTTCCGTTAGTTATGATCAACCAAATGATTATCCAAATGAGGAGTTTAATGCAAATCAATATAATGATAATGCAAACTTTGAGTCTGAGGCAGATGCAATTTTAGACTTCTCAGAAGGTAATCCATTCGGGACATTCTAAATAGTTAAAAAATAATGATATGTTAGGGACTTACTTCTATCATGAAATATTAAGAAAGACGGTTATCG